GCTGAAGCCGAACTGGCTAACATCCTCTCAACAGAAATTCTGGCTGAGATCAACCGTGAAGTCATCAGAACCATCTACAAGACCGCTGAACAAGGTGCTGTCGCTAACACCGCTACCGCTGGTGTATTCGACCTTGACGTTGATTCAAACGGTCGTTGGTCTGTTGAGAAGTTCAAGGGTCTCCTGTTCCAAATCGAGCGTGACGCTAACGCGATCGCACAAAGAACTCGTAGAGGAAAGGGCAACATGATTCTGTGTTCCGCAGACGTTGCTTCCGCCCTGACCATGGCTGGTATCCTGGATTACACCCCAGCCCTGAACTCCAACCTCAACGTTGACGACACTGGTAACACCTTCGCTGGTACGATTAACGGTAAGTTCCGTGTATACATCGACCCATATTCGGCTAACCTGACTTCAGCTAACGCCGCTAACGGTAACCAGTACTACGTCGTTGGTTATAAGGGTACTTCACCTTATGACGCTGGTCTGTTCTATTGTCCTTATGTTCCTCTCCAGATGGTTCGTGCCGTCGGTGAGAACTCCTTCCAGCCCAAGATTGGCTTCAAGACCCGTTACGGGATTGTCGCTAACCCTTACGCAGAAGGTCTTACTCAAGGACTCGGAAGACTCCGTGTTAACTCTAACCGCTACTACAGAAGAGTTGCTGTTAAGAACCTCATGTGATCCATCACATCATTCCAAGACCTCCTTCGGGGGGTCTTTTTTTATGCCTATTCATAAATACTAAAAAATGAGTCCCGATTGATGGCGACAAGAAAAAGACAAGACAGAGATCCTACAAAAAAGGCTATCCCTGCCTCTCAATTGGAAAACAGAAGTTTTCTAATCCCAAACAGTTTTGGTTTCACTATTGAAAGATCTCCAACAGTGGGTTTCTTTGGTAGTTTTATTAATGTACCAGGATTCACTTTGGGTGTTGCCGCTCAACCTACCTATCTGAAGGAAATTCCAAGACCTGGTGAGATCTTATCATTTGAAGATCTTGCTTTGACTTTCATGGTCGATGAGGGACTTGAAAATTACTTGGAAATTGACAAATGGATGAGGGGACTTGGTTTCCCTGAGGACATTCAACAAATTTATGATTTGCAAGATGATGCCACAGTTGACAGTGTTGGCCTCAACATCTATTCTGATGCTACCCTGACTATCTACAATAATCAGTCACAACCTGCATTTGTAGTAAAATTCAAGGATGTATTCCCATACTACTTGAGTCCTCTTGAATTTAATGCACAGATGCCTGAGGCTGAGGTCTTGACATGTCAGGTAGCATTTAAGTATTCTATTTACACTATTGAGCCAGGTGCTGGCGGTTGTTGCTAATGATTGACCTACCCCAGATTCAGAAAATGTGGGAACAGGACTCTAAGATTGATCCTGATAATTTGCACACTGAATCATTGAACATACCCGTACTTCATGCAAAATATTATGATCTATACAACAATCTGATTCTTCTAAGGAAGAAGGCAGAACAACAAAGAAAGAACATCAGACACGAACGTTACGAATACTTCTCAGGTAAAGCTGATCCTGACGTTTATGTCAAGAACCCATTTCCAAAGAAGATTCGTGACAAAGATACGATGCAAAAGTATCTAGATGCTGATGAGAAACTTTCTAATTCATCACTGAAGATTGATTATTACGATACGATGCTGAAGTATCTTGAAGAGATACTCAAACAGATTTCTAATCGTACATATCAAATCAAAAATGCGATTGAATTCATGCGGTTTAGTTCAGGACTAGGATGAACGAAGAACACGATTATGAATACACAATGCACATGTCAATCGAAAATGTTCGATTGATGTCATATTGTGTAGAACAAGCGATTAGGTATTGGCCAGGGGCTCCAGCTCGACCATACGAAGAGCAGGAACACCTAAACCATTTGAGAGATCAATTCCAAAGGATGAGACTCGACTATTCATTTCGGAATGATTAATAAATACTTGTAGGTGAACCCTATAAGTATGGCTGATTTGACCATAGAGAAGGTAAACGAAGTTTACCTGAAGATCTCTACGGAACCACATATTGAATATGAACTCAGAGACAGATTTACATTTGAAGTTCCAAATATGAAGTTCATGCCTCAGTATCGGAGGAGGCATTGGAACGGAGAGATTCACTTGTTCGATATGAGGACAAAGAGAATCTATGTTGGTCTGCTTGATAAAGTTGTTGCTTTCTGTGAGAAGGCAGGATATAGTTTTGAATTTAAAGAAAATAAGTTCTATGGACTTCCTTTTGAAGTCAATGAGATGATCTGCAAAGAGGGTGTGAAGGACTACATGGGTTCTATCACATCAATCAAACCAAGAGACTATCAGGTCGATGCAGTACATGATGCCCTGAGATATAATCGTAAGTTATTAATCAGTCCGACTGCATCAGGTAAGTCATTCATGATTTACTCTGTTGTGAGATTCCATGTTGGAATGAATAGAAAGGTTCTACTTGTAGTCCCCACCACATCACTTGTGGAACAGATGTTCAAAGACTTCCAAGACTACGGGTGGGATGCAGAGAATCACTGTCATAGGATCTATGCAGGACGTGAGAGAATCAATACCAATGAGGTAACCATCACCACCTGGCAGTCAGTCTATCAAATGGATAGAATCTTCTTTGAGGATTATGATGTCATTATTGGTGACGAAGCCCACTTGTTTAAGAGTAAGTCTCTGATAGGGATTATGGACAAGTGCCATCACGCCAAGTATAGATATGGATTCACAGGTACTTTAGACGGGACACAGACCCATAAGTGGGTCTTAGAGGGACTGTTTGGACCGTCATACAAGGTAACAGGAACTAAGAAACTGATTGATGAAGGACATCTTGCTAAACTTGATATTCAGTGTCTGGTACTTAAACATCGTCCTCAGAAGTTTGATGCATATGAGGATGAGATTAAGTATCTAATCTCTCATGAGAATCGAAACAAGTTTATATCTAACCTGTCAGTTGATTTAAAAGGTAACACTCTTGTCCTCTATACCAGAGTAGAAACACATGGAGCTATACTTTACGATCTAATAAATAAAAAAGTATCAGACGGTAGAAAAGTTTTCTTCATCCATGGTGGTGTGGATGCTGAAGACAGAGAAGAAGTCAGAAAGATTACAGAGGAAGAGAAAGACGCAATAATCGTCGCATCCTTTGGAACTTTCAGTACAGGAATTAACATCAAGAATCTTCATAACGTAATATTTGCCTCTCCATCAAAGTCTAGGATTCGTAATCTTCAGTCTATTGGTAGAGTCCTCAGAAAAGGCAAAGATAAAGTGAAGGCTAAACTCTATGACATTGCAGATGATGCAACCATGGGTTCAAGAAAGAATTATACTCTGAACCATTTCATTGAAAGAGTGAAAATATACGTTCAAGAACAATTCAATTATGAGATTATATCAATCAACCTTAAAGACTAAAGGAGTAGTGTATGAACGAAATAGGAGACGACTTCTACGCAACAATTAAACTCAGATCAGGTGAAGAAATCTTTGCTAAAGTAGCACCCTGTGAAGAAGAAGATAGAACTATGTTGATTCTGTCTAATCCAATCATCGTAGAAGAATTAGTAGTAAGAGGTAAGTTCCAAGGTTTTAAGATGGAACCATGGATAAAGACATCTAGTGACGATATGTTCATCTTGAACATGGATGAGGTCATGACGATGTCTGAGTCAGATAGTATCGAAATGATTGTATATTATCAAGACTATGTTCGTAAGATTAATAAAACGAACTATTCCAAGCTAGATAGAAAGATGGGTTACTTATCTTCTGTCCATGAAGCTAAAGAGGTTTTAGAGAAACTCTTTAATAACAGCTAAGGTTCCCTTTCATCCTGGACAAACCTAGTCTATATGGATTTCAAGGTATTGTCAACTCTTTATGATTCTGATATAATAATATCAGTAAAAACTATGTTATATGGCTGTCAATCACAATTATGGTACTATGGCAAGACCTAAGAAATCGGAAC